GTAATGACGAGATGTTCCATCTTTTCGTAACTCCACAAGTTATGGCTGACCTTAAACTTGATTCAGATTTTCTTGCTAACGTAAGACAAGCTGGCGTTAGAGGACCAGGTTCAAGCCTATTCTCTGGCTCATCAAGCTTAATGGTTGATGGTGTTATGATTCACGAGTTTAGACACGTGTTTAACACAACTGGCGCTACAAGTGGCACATCATCAAATGCTGGTGCTGCTGGGTACAAATGGGGTGCTAACGCTGATGTTAATGGTTCTGCATGTTTATTCTGCGGAGCTCAAGCATTAGCTATGGCTGACATTGGTATTCCTGAAATAGTTGAAGATACATTTGACTATGGAAACCAGAACGGTATTTCAATTGGTAAAATATTTGGTCTTAAGAAGCCTAAGTATAACTCTGACCACACAGGTCAAGTTGAAGACTTCGGTGTAATTAGATTAGATGTCGCATACTAATTGTGGTATATTTTATGGGTGGTTATTAATGACCACCCATATTTAAGGAGTGAAAAATTATGTGGATTATTTCAAATGAGGATAAGACAGTAGCTTCCACTTGGGGAGCAACTATACATTTAAAAGCCGGAGAACCAAGACAAGTTGGGACTGATCTCGGTTTACTTTGTTTACAAGCAGGGTGCACAGAAGTACAAGAGAAAGAAGTTTCAGCAATGAAACCTGCTCCAGTAGAAGAAGTTGTAATAGAAGATATGCCAGGAGTCGAAACTGCAGAAACAGTAATAGAAGAAACTTCTGTAGACATTGATTCTATGACTAAAATTCAGTTAGAAGAATATGGTCGTACAATTGGTATTGAACTAGATAGAAGAAAAAAGAAAGCAACTTTAATAGAAGAGATAAAAGCTGCACAATAGGATAAAACATGGGTACACTTACAGGCGCTAACTTAATAACTAGAGTACAAGACACGCTTCAAGACACTACTAGTGTCAGATGGCCAGAAGCAGAATTGCTTAGGTACATAAACGATGCGCAAAGAGAGATTGTAAACTTTAGGCCTGAAGCCTCATCAAAAACTGCAAACTTACAACTAGTTACAGGCACTTTACAAACGTTACCTACAGAAGGACTACGGTTAATCAAAGTAACTAGAAATATGTCTGATGCTTCTGGTGGTGCTACGGGGGCTAGAGCAATTAGACTAGTAAGTGTTGATATATTAAATACTCAAGAGCCAGATTGGAACAATCCATCTGTATCTGGAGATGCTGCACACGGCACGAATGTTAAACATTATGTATTTGATGAAGACGACCCAAGACGATTTTATGTGTATCCAGGAGTAGCTGGTAATGCGTTCGTAGAAATCGTATATTCTAAATCTCCTACAGACTTAGGCAATACTAGTGCTACCATAGATTTAGATGATACGTATGGCAACGCAATAGTTGACTATGTTTTATTTAGAGCATATTTAAAAGATGCAGAGTATGCAGGCAACCAACAAAGAGCAGGGCAACATTATCAGTTATTTACTACTAGCTTAGGACAGGGAGCAGGAGCATCAAATTTAATTAGCCCGAACGCTGATAATGCTCAACCTGCTCCAGTTATGGCACCTACCGGTCGTTAGCCATGGCTAACTTCTCTTCTTTAGTAAAAGAAATCTTACCTTACGTACCAATGTGCCCAGACACTTTGGTAGAGTCTAATTTACGTTCTACAACTATAGAGCTTTGTGAAAGATCTAAAGCCTATATACATGACATGGACCCTTTTACTACTGTATCAGGAGTTTACGAGTACGATTTTGACATTCCTGTAGGAACTGCAGTGCACCAAATTTTGTACATGACTCATGACGGCCGAGACATGGACCCTATTAGCCCTAGAAGTTTGGAATACAATTACCCAGACTGGAGAGATAGAACTGGGCAACCCCATGTGTATTTACAAAAATCTCCTACTACTTTTTGGTTAGTGCCAGTTCCAAGTGGAGGCAAAGAAATTATTATGAGCCTAGCACTAAAACCGACAAGAACAAGCAATAATATAGATACAACTTTTTCTAATGATTATAGAGACGGAATCATATATGGCACTTTATATAGATTGTTACGAATGCCTAGCAGAGAATGGACAGATATAAATGCTGCTAGAGAGTATCTATTGCAATTTAATCAAGAAATACAACAAGCAGAACTTCGTGCAAGAGGCGGAGATTTAGGTGTAAAACGAACAGTAAGATATAAAGGAATAGGTAAGCCAAGGAGGCGCTATGGAAGATACGGAAAGGAGATCGACTACTGAGTTACCAGTTTATACTGACATACGGAAATGTTGGAATGTTATAAAAGTTGGTATAACTGATATTTTAAAAGATAATCCTAATCTAACCTTTATTCCAGAAGATGTTTATAGTGAGTGTGTAAACGAAAGAGCTTTTCTGTTTACCTCTCCAACAGGTTTTTTGGTATTTACTATAGAAGTAGATAGATACACAAAAGACAAGACATTGTATATGTGGTTAGCGTATACTTATAATATGGGTGGGCATCAATGGATAGCCCATGAACAGTGGATAGAAAGTGTGGCGAAAGAACTAGATTGTAAATTTATAGAAGCACAATCAAATGTCCCTGGATTTGAATCGTACGCGGTTAAAAACGGTTGGACTTTAGACACACGAATTTACAGGAGAAAAGTTGAGTAAACCAAAATCATCTCAATACAAGGCAAGTCCGGTAGAAAAAATAAATGCAGCTATAGCCATGCAGGATAAAAAACGATTTAGAGAAAAGTTTTCCCCTGTATTACAAGAGTATGTAAAAGGAGCTTTTAAAGACGAAGGGTCTTTACAAGCAGTAGCTGAAGGCAGAGCACAAGCTGATACTATGCAGATTCTTACTGACAGGCCAACTTTAAGAGCAGTGCAAAGTGTAGATTCACAAGCTGATTTAGCTGCAGCTGCCTCTGCGCAACAGTTACAAGCAGCCACTCAAGGTTTGACTGCTGCACGATCTGACCAAGTTACAGGTATAAAAATGGCAAATCAAATGGCTACACAGACTGCTTCTGGTTTGTCACAAGCTTCTAAAATTGCTACTACAGCAACTTTAGCAAAAGCTAAAGCTAAACAAACACGAACATCTGGATTAATAAAAGCAGGTACTATTTTAGGTAAACAAATGGGATCTAACTTCCAAGATATACGAGCACTAAAAGCTGCAGGGGCTAAGTTTGGCGAAGGCACTGGACTAAGAGCCGGTATAGGTGGAATCTTTGGCGGTATTCTTACTGGGGGCAGAGTATCTGGTTTTGGAAACTTAAATATTTTAGGTGGCCGTGGCACGTACGAAACCGGCGGAAGTAGCGGAAGTGGCGGAAACTCGGGCACCGGCAGTTTTTAGGAGATATATATGGCACATTATCCAGGACATAGTAGTAGAAGCGCTTCAGCTAATTTAGCGGAAGTACAAAATCCGGACCAAGTTTTTTCTGATATATTACGACAAGACTACGATGATTATGTAGCTAATTTTCAAGGATTTGAAGATAGATTACTTGGTATGACAGACGATACTAGTTTAATTCGTCGTGCACGAGAAAATGCAAGAATGCAGACACGTATTGCAGCAGGGGCAAGAAGAAGAGCCTTAGAAAGATATGGAGGAGTACAAACCCCAGCACAACAAAGAGAAGCAGCTAGAGCCGCCCAAAGAGGAGAAGCTTTAACTCTTACAGATGTATCTAATAATGCACGAGTACAACAATCGCAAATAAACCAAGCATTAATGCAAGAAATAATAGGAATTGGACAAGGCGTAAACGCTAGAGCACTAGAGGGTTTAGGCACAGCAGCGCAAGGAGCAGCGCAAAGAAGAAGCGCATACAAACAAGCTAAAGCAGGGTATGCATCACAAATGGCTAACATGGGAGCGTCAATACTAGCGGCGTTTATGATATGAGTCAGTTAGCTAGATTAAGAGCAGCACAAGCTTTTGTAGACAAACAAAGAGAATTCTTAGAGCAAGATACTGTTGATGTAAGTGTTAAATATAGTGACTTTATAGAAACAACTGCGTTAGGTGATGAAACTTTTGGAATTATGACTTCTGACAACTTTTATAGAAAACATGGAGTTAAAGACCATGAAACTATGATAAAGGAAAATTTGTATGATAAGTTAGAACCCTACACAAAAGGAGGTATGAGTACTACAGATCCTAAAAAATCAAAATTTGTAAAATTAAACGACTCAGATGATGCTATATTTTCACTTAATTCTAGAGCTACAAATGTAACTTTTAATGATTCTACGACAGGAGCGCCTGACTTTGGAAAAATATCTGATATTTTAATAGATAGAGACACCGGCCAAATACATGCAGTTAACAAAGTACGTAATAGAAGATTTCCAATTACTTTGTTTAGAGATAATAACCCAGAGAGCCCAGTTTTATTTTCTAATTCCGAAGGTATGCGTACTATACTTAACGAAGCCATACAGGATAATTTAGAATTAAACCCAGAGATTGGCGTTAAACTTAGAGAAGCTAGAGCAACAAAAAGAGGTTTTACAGCAGGTAAGGAGTTAAGAGACAGTGCTGAGGCTGATGGCACACCCATTGGAAATGAAGTTTCTTTTAAAGATGTTCTTAGAGGAATAGACGAAGATGTTAAAAATGGAACTATTAGTTCTTTAGAAGGAGTAGCAGCCAAAGAAGAACTTTGGCCTATTATACAAGAGGCACTAGAAGCAAAAATCGAGGAAGATAAACAACCGGTAGAAGGACAACAGATAGATGTTGATTTAAGTCCGGTAATGAATGCTATTGATAAATTAACAATGGCTGAGAGTTCTAACAACCCGGATGCTTTATGGAAGCAATCACAGAATAATCAGTTTAATTTTAAAGCTACAGAAAGTAGCATGGACCAAGTATTAGATTTTGTAAAAATAGATGGTGAGTAT